GACTTACTCACGGTCTCATGTTATACCGGCTGCCCGCCTATAGCGGCCCGCTGTAGCCGACGATAGGCCAAGGTGATCTATAAGATAACGCCGAGTATGCATATCCGGATTATCTTTGATTGCTGCGATCACCTGATCCTTTTCTAATTCTTTTTTTGTGATCACGGGCTCAGTGATCAATACCTCAGGGGGCACGGTGATCGTGATCGGGGCTGCCGTGGTCTTGATCACGGGCTCAGTGATCAAGACCTCAGGGGGCACGGTGATCCTATGATCGTTGATCATCGCTAGCTTGATAATCAGCGTTAGCGCTGAGCTGATCGGCGCGACCAAGCTGGCGATCAGGCCAGCCGTGCCCGGGTCGGCTGTGGCAATGTTGGCGGTGATCACTAGCGCGTAGCTAGCGATCAAGGTCACGCTCACTAGCGCAATCACAGGCGGCCGTAAATCGCCTCGCCAGACTGCCAATAGGCAGAAAATGACGAGCAACTCAGGGAGCGCCGCCAGCATGTACGACTGCGCTCCGGACTGCCCATTGGCCCCGAACCAGCTGACCGTGTGGGTGTAGCTGAGGCCAAAAGCAAGGGCTCCGACGGTAGCCGCCAGAGTGCCCATAATTTTGCTGGCTAGCGCACTGTAGGGCCGTGCCGTCGTACCGTCGGCCGTGCTCAGGGGACCGTCGGAGGGGCCTGCCGCTACCGTCGGCCTACTGTCGGCGTCAACGGTAACTTTTTTTTCTTCCGACAGTAAAAAATTTTCGCGTGTCATTTTTTTGCTCCTGTCCAGCTTGACTTGGCCGAGTACACGCGCCGCTTGCCCGAGGTCACAGACCGGCATCCGCGAGCGCCGAGGGCCTTGCCTAGTCGGGCGGCGTCACGGGGCCTGATTTGCTCGGGCAGTAGGTCGAGTAGATCGGCGGGGGTGATCTCTCCGGCGCGGTTGATCGCGTCTTGAGCAAAGATGATCAACGGGTCTGTCTCGTTGATCGGTTGATCATCTGGCTGATCGGTTGATGCTTGATCAGTGATCACGGGAGTGAGCCCCTCCCCCATCGTCTGCCAGACGTCATCTGTCAGGTGATCAGTGATCACGTAACGGTAGACACCGCTTTGGTACAGGATCACTTGGCCGGGGTCGATCGGGCGGGGTAGGTGATCAGGCACTGATTCACCGTGAATGATCGCGGCGTCACCCTTACGGCACGCTAAATTAATACGGATCTGGCACAGCGCTTGGTAGCGCTTGGGTATCGTGTCTGCCCTTAATTGTTGTGAAGCTAAAACTATTGACATATAGGCGGCACGAGATTCGCACATTAATTGGAATAGTGTTTCCTCAAATTCTTTTAATGCCGCCTGATCATTTGACAGCATTGAGAATATGGCCTGGAATTCATCCAGGATGAGCAGAGTCGGGCGCGCTGGCTTACCGCCGGGCCGGTTATGCTCTCTTACTAGTGCAAGTAATCTATTGATTACTTGCACTACTTTGGCTATGCCGCCTTGGTCGTGGGCCGATATGAGACTGTGGCAGCCCCGTTCGGCGGCGGCGTAGTCTGCGGTGCCCTTGCCGCCGAATATGTGGACGTCCGCCTTGGGGTCCAGCAAGTAGTGTGCTGCTAGGCGGCGGATCAGGTATGACTTGCCTGATCCTTGGCTGCCGCCGATGAGTACGCACTGACCGCCGTTGCCGGGTATGATTAGCTTGGCGGTAATGGCCCTGCCGCGCCTGTCGGTGCCTAATGGTATGGCGGTTTGCACGTCGGACCGTGCGGGCAACGTAACCGTTTTTGTGGCCATTTTTTTGGCCGAAAATATTTCGACGTTGCCGGGGTCGGTGCCGGGTACTCCCCCAATCTCTAAGTCGGAGATCGGGCGGTGCAGCTCCCGGGCAAGCCGCTGACTGTGTTTGGTGACGTCAGCCACGATCAGGGGCGTAGGTAGACGCAAGTGCACTAGCGTGCCGTAGGCACTTTCGTCTACTTTGTTAATGTGTACGACTGGCTGTAAACCATCCTTAACCCGTGGGATGATCCCCGCGCGGATCATGGCAGCGCTCAGTTTTGCGGCCGAGTGCCAGGGAACCGGCTTAGTTTGGTGGGCACCTAGCGCCCGGGCGATTACTAATGCAATCGCAAGGATGATCACGGGGTGTACGGCTCGCGAGATTGCCGACCCTACCCAAAAGATGATGACAAGCTTGGCCCCAATTAGGGCAAGGTATCCTAAAATTGGGTTACCTTTGACCCGGCGCGGATCGGCGGCCGCAGCGAGATTAAGGATTCCCTTGCTAGGTCGGACGATTCCCTTGCTGGCGCGGCCGAGACTACGGCCGAACTTCGCCCAGCCTGTAATTTGATATTTGACCTCAAGCCTTAGCTGCGGCTTGATTAAAATTCGGATTGTGGCTATTTTTTCAATCATCGTGCACCTACAAATACTATGATTTGCACGGCTAGATTACCTGATACTAGTATCAGGTTTACAATTATCAGATTTCTCAGTCTTTTACTGTTCAGGTCCATCGTGTATGCTCCTGTAATGTCTGCTGACGTGAGTGGACTAAAATGCGGGATCTGCTACTAGCTCATGGGCGGTAGTAGGTCCCGCTGCTGTTATGTAAGCATCGGGGTCATCTAGCCATGGCTCAGTTCGGAGCCAGTTCCATGCTCGCGGAACGTATTTTTGTTCATATTCGTACCATTCTGTTAACCTCCGTCCTAGTATTTCCATGAGGTGCTCATGGTTGGTCGATTTCAGCGCCCTTAGATAGCGGCGCTGAATATCGTCTGTCTGCTGGAGGGTGGATTCGCTTGCATATGGGTACAGGGCAATAAAGTCCCGTAGTCCTTCGGCTTCTTGCCGCGTCATCTCTACAGGCGCGGCTGCCTCAGCAAGATCGCTGAAGGTGTACAGATTTGTAAGCTTCTCCTTCCCTCGTGTCTGGGGCGTGATGGTGATGTGGCCATTGCGAGCCAGGGAATCTAGGTGATTTCTCACTGTCCTGACTGATAAACCGCAATATTTAGCTATCGCGGCGTGCCCGGGGTAGCAGTCCGGCCGGTGGAACCGCTGCAATTTCGCGTCATAACGGAGGAAACTTCTCAGCCCGAGCCAGACTAAAAGATCAAGGCCTTTTATATTGGCCGCAATCTCGTCCGGTACGGCGGTATATTTACCAATCACCGTTACCGTCAAGCCACGGGAGGCTATACACGTTGGCCTTGCTGGACCCAGGTCGATGTATCCCAATAAGCCCTGAATCCTCTAATACTTTCAGACTCTTAAGAGTCTGCCCAAGGCTTGCTTTGCAACAGTGGTTTATGTCGGCCATCGACATATTTAGCCGGTTGCTAGGCTGCGACTCAATAAGCTCGAGAATGGTTGTAAAAACCACCCAATCCATACCGGACAGTGGAGTGTTTGGGGTGTGGACTCCACTTGTTTGATGCTGAGTAACCTTGCGGGCCGATGTGGCCCGCTTTATCGCTTCCTTGTATATGTTCATAGCTCAATCATAGAGTAGCTAGATATTTAATGCAAGCTCAGCCACGCCAGATCTAGGCGCCGTTGCTTTTTGCTTGTCCGCACTCACAGACACCGCAGAATATCCGCTTTTTCACTTTGGCCGCCGCTTGCGGCCTTGCTTCATATTTTTCAGAAAAATTTAAACCAAGCTAAAAACAAATGCTTCATTGGCACGAGGTGCCAGACCCCTATGGCACCTCGTGCCAGACCCCTATGGCACCTCGTGCCAGACCCCTATGGCACCTCGTGCCAGACCTATGGCACCTCGTGCCAGACCCCTACCTCAGTTATCCACAGGGCGTGCCGCACCTCACTTGCAGCTTCCGCACTTGCCATATCCTCCGCCATGGTGTAGTGTTGCCAATGTCAGCAAGAGCGCTGACCACAACCAAGGAGCGAAATGGTAAACGAGGACTTGTATTTAGCGGGACACTATATATGGTCACGCATAATCAACGATCGAGTAAGTCGCAATTTGCATGCAATGCCCCTGAAAGAGGAAGAAGCAGTAAAGCGGAACGTATAGACAGTTAATGAGTATCTACATCAGCCCCGAAGAAATAGCCTTGCAGCTTGACGTGACCCCGCGCACTGTGCGCGGGTGGATGGCGGGCGGCAAGATTCCCGGGAGTTTTCAGACTCCCGGGGGAGAGTGGCGCCTGACGAGGGAAAAGTACGACCTGTGGATTACCGATCTACAGACAGCAGTCAGCAAACTGACAGAACAGGATTGAAAATGAAGAATTGCTGTACCGTAAATTGCTCCCGCCCGGCTAAGAGTAAATCAGGTCTATGCAGCAAGTGCATAGACAAGTGGGGCGCCCTCACCAGCAAGGTGAAGCGATGATGACGATTAAGCGCGCCAAGACTCGGCGGCCAGGAAATTGGCAGCGCCCCACGTGCACTATCTGCCATTGGGTAGGCGAGGCGGGCAATATCAGCATCCGTGAGCGTGCTATGAATCTACGCAAACAAGCGGCAGACCACAATTGCAAGGAGATAAAATGATACACTCCAAGCGGGGAAGGCATAACGCTTTACTGGCCCTACATTTGGCCCGGGAAAAGTACTTGATTGCCGTTTACACGGCTGAGGTACTGCATCAAAAATCTGTAGCTAGCGGCGAGCTACAGCTGAACGGTTTCGCCAGTGATTTTGATATTGATCACAGTCAGGCGCGTAAAATCAAAGAAGAATTATTCGAAGCAATGCTGAGAGAAAATCAAAATTGTAAGTCTCTCGGCATCAAACTGTCAGAAGGAGGAAGCTTTCGTGAGTAAGTTATTTGTAATTGTTGAGATTTACCCTACGGAGGGTGAAGCTATCGAAGCCGCTTTGAACGCGGCAGAAGAAGGGAATTCCGCAAAAAGCAACAATTTTGACCGGAAAAAAATGACACCCCTTCTTAGAATGAATATTATGAGAGTTCTTAAAGGCCATTTTCTGCCGCCAGATTTTGTCTGCAATACAGATAGGGGCAAAAGCAAATATGCGGACCGACACGGCTATATCATTAATTTAAGTAACTCACAGTTTTGGAGGTTAGTCAATGACAACATTTTCTAACTACATCTGGCCCGCTTGTACTTGCGGGGACCAAGATTGGTTGTGTGAACCATGTGAAGCTCAATCTTTTTTGGCTGAGCAGGAAGCGGCCGCGGCTGAGGGGTGGCAATGAGTAAGCCAAAGCTTCCCCCGTTACCGAAGACTCCGACGCAAATTACTTTGGCCGCTGCGGCCAAACATGAGTCAAAACTGAAAGGAAAAAAATGATACCAGAGCAAGCAACGTCAGCGCGGTGGCGCAAGAAATTGGATGATCGAATGTGTTATAAATGCGATCAGATAATTACTGAAGGCTGGGAACTGACTTATAGCGGTGACCCGCTACCGGTGTATCGATGTAATCGATGTGGATTCGGAAAGGAGCATTATAATGGCCTGGTTTAGTAATTACAGGTTGGTGTCTGGTAAATTTAACGGGGTTCAATCATGCCAAGATTGCAGTAAAGTATTTCATCGCCGGGGGTATCAAATCCTTACCCCCGGCGAGGAAATCTTATGGATTTGCCCCGAATGCGTGTTCGGATTGGAAAAATGAGATTACATCAATCCGAAACAGATCAATTCTCTCCTAATTTATGCTGGTTCCAGGGGTGTAAGGAATTGGGAGCGTATTATACAATCCCTAATTACGCTTGTTACGATCATAAATCTTGGGAAGAAGATAATCTCTCGTGCTGTGATGGCACGCGGGAGGATATCGATTGCCCAGTGATTGGGTGGATCGATGGCAAAGCAATTACCTATCACAATCTCTAAGGAGAGATAATGAACAGCAAGGCCGGAGAATTTTTGACGAAAGAGGAATCAATCCTGTGGGAGGAAGAGCAGACGCGGATTAAGGCGAAAGGAGAAAAGAAAAACAAATAATTGAATAGAGTAGCCCCGACATCACTCTACGATGTCGGGGCTACTCGCGTATAAAGGTAACGTTAATAGCAATATTTGATGCGGCCGCGATAGTGTACGCGGCTGAGCGTAAGGTTATATTGCCGGTGGCTGAGATAATGCACTCTCCTTCGGTGGTGCCGTTACCCCATCCGGCGGTAATTGTTTCGGTCGGGCGATAGGGGGCGTCAAGGGTAAACATCAATGTATCTGTGACGTTACCTGAGGTGGAGGTAATGGCGTTAGTTGATTTGATACTGAGGGTGAGGTTGACAAGTTTGCCGTTAAGCAAGGTGCGGGCAGTCCCGCTATTCAGAGTAAAGTTTACTGCCGGGGTGCCTATGGTGGTGTCGACAATTACGACACTTGCAGTGTCAACAATGTCAGTTGATTTGATGTAAGCGCCTGCGGCGGCAATGGGCATGATTGTCCTTATATTGAGTAGCGTACTAGGGCATAGACGATATCTAACGGCCGTCCGGCGGGGTGCGGTGCCGAGTAGCCTTCGATTCCGCGTATTACGGTCATGGTGTTACCGGTGACGTTAGTGACGGTCATCTTTTCGCCGCCGCAGACGATGGTGTAATTACCGTCAACGGATGTCCAAGTGACGCCCGGCGGGGGAGCGATAGATAGGGCGGTAGAGGTTGCTGTGACGGCGGCCGCTAAGACAGTGCCTTGGCCGCTGTATCGGCATTGGACGGCCTCATATACGCCGATGAGCAGCAGGGCGTACGGATCGCAATTAAATTCGATCCGGTGATGCTGGGGCGTGATGGCCTCAGTAATACCTATGACTCTTTGGCTAATGGGGTCAGGGGGCAGCCATGGCGGAAGATTGGTAATGCGGATGCGATCGCCGATATCGACCGCGAGCGCCGCCGTAGTTAAGGCTGTCGTGCTCAGTAGTGTGGGGTGCGCTAGGTCTATGCCGAGTCGTGGCCAGCGAGATTCGTCGTGCGTGCCTCTGGCTAGGCGCCACGCCGCTTGGTCTGTTAATTGTGATTGGTTGGCTACGTTAACGGTGATTTGTGTATCGTATTCGCCGACAATTGCCGATGCAAGGGGGCCGCCGGGTGCGGTGACGGTGATTGAGCCGCCGCTTGACCCTGTGATTGTGACAATGTTAGTGATGTTTTGGTCATCGTCTACGGGGTCAAGGGGTCGTACAAGGTTATCTGTATAAGATATGGATAGTTTGGGGCCTTGATTGTAGGTGCCGGTAGCGGTCCTGTAAGTGAGAGCCTCGGCCGCGCGAGTCTCGTACAGCATCCCTTGGCCTACGGCTAGTACTTCGGCCAGGACAGTCAGAGCCGGGGCGGTGGGCTGCGCTCCCATAGCGGGCGAAAATCCGCTATTGCTTATGAGGGCAAGGGGTATTGATTCTTCGGCCGCGATTCTTTGAGCTCTGGCTGTTGCTGATTCGCCGGGGTAGCCGTCGATTTGATTTCTTACATCAAATATAGTAGTGATGTCTTTGCTGATAGATACGTGACCTATCTCATTTCCGGCCCAAGATAATTTATTTGGATTGATTTTAAAGTATGCTGCTGTGCCAATAGTTTGGTTTGCGCTTGTTGCTGACTGGAAAGTTCCATTAATTTGCCCAGGTAAAATATAGACAACTTTAGAAATAACGTCAGAGCCTACTTGTGATATTTCTAAAGCAAATTGGGCTTCGCTGTTAATACATCCGGCAATTAAACCGTTGATATTAATGTTACTAAAAATATTTCCATCAATATCGTATAATTTATATGTCCATGCTCCGGCCGCAAAGTGCTCTAATTCGACGCGGCTAATAGTGCCGCCCTTGAAGCCCCATTGCATGAGTATGCCAAGGCTCATGGATTCGGTTAATCTGCCAAGCCAGCGGAATTGTATCTCACCGGTACTTGTGTAGCCGATAGCATTACCGGTAAAGCGGCCGCTTGTCATGGTAGGTAATGCTTTTGATCCGGCCCATGGTTGCACATCAGATAGGGTGATGCCGGTGTCTACTGGGACGTCAGCACCAACTACGGCATCAAATCGTACGCTTGCAGTATCCTCTAATGGCCAATAACCAATTAGGCCCGGCTGGAGGGATATTGTGCGCGTCGCGGGCGATATATTTGGCGGGGCCGACTGGCTGAGCTGCCTGAGTAGCCCAGAGCATACAATCGTTGACGCTACTGACGGGCTGCCTGTTAGTCCCCAACTGACCGGCCACTCATACACACGGCCTACGTAGCGTATGGATGGCGTTAAACCTTGCGGCTTGACGCTAACGCGGATTGGAGTGCCGCGCCCAATGAGGCCATACAGGGGGCTGCGAGGATTACGAGGGGAATATGTCCCCGTGGGGTTAAGCAATTGCACGGTCATGGCTGAGGGCGTAGCGGTAGTAGGGCCCTCATTAGGTTGGCCGCGCGTGATCGTGACGCCCTCAGCGGTCACGTCTGCGGAGATATCCACCCACGCGCCAGAATAGTAGATCTCAACAATGAGATAACCGGCCGGGAACGGCGACAGCGCGCCCATTAGCGCCCTAACACTAGCTGTACATTGCCGCCGCGCGTACGGATCGATTTCCGGAGAATCTCTAGCAGCAGATCATCGATGGCGGCCCCCGCTGAGTCAATCCTCAGCGTTACAGCCTGAGGTGTAGCAAGTGGGGTAGTTGATGATGTAGCGCTATTGAGGTTAATCTGCGCCGTAGCTCCGTCCGGTATTGCTATTAGTGAGTCGGTGGCTCGAGCTACAGCAGCCCGTGATGCTAATAAACCGGCCTCAAGTCCCGCACCGGTCTGGGAACCAATTTTAGCAAAGACTTTTGAGGGACTTGCAATACCTAATATATTGCGGACCGCTGACGGTATTTTGTTAACAAGGTAGCTTACCGTGTCAGTGACGTATCCCCAAGCGTCCTTAATGCCCCTAACAAATCCTGAGGCGACTGCCGCCCCAGCAGAATACAGGGCATCACCGATGCCCTTGCCCGCTGCCTTGACTAATTTACCAATACCCTTGACTGTCTCAAAGATAATACGGATTGCTGCAACGATAAGTTTGCCGACAAGTTTAATTCCAGCTACAACAATAGCAGCTATTGCAGCCCAGGCACCCGAAAGTATTTGCTTAACGCCTTTCCACAGCAGCGACCACCTACCGGTAATCAGGCCAGAAAAGATATTGAGGATACCGCTGACTATTTTAAGTGCCGCCCCAATAACTTTAACAATTCCCTTAAATACAATAGAAACAATAGGGCCAAGTTTTTCTGCGAGCCACTTGACGATGGGCTGTATGGCTGCAAGGAAGTCTTTGAGTGCTGGCAGTACGTCACGCTTAACAATTTTTACAAGGTCAGTTATTGCAGGTTTAACTTCCGCTACGATTGGTTGGGCAAAAGATTTAAATCCTGCTACGAATCCCTGGAAAGTATCTCCACTAAATGCCGCTTTAAGCTTGTCCCAGTTGTTTACGAGTAACGATATTGCGGCTATCGCTACTGTGACAGGATTACCTGTTGCTACACCTAACGCAATACCAAACAGAGCTACAGCGTTAGAGACATCTTGTAATCGTTGGGCGTTAGCAAACATCCACCCGAATATGTCCCGTAGGGCGTTAAGTTTCTGCTGCACTGCCTCAATTGCAGTCTTAGCCGTTGTCAGCGCGTTGCTAATGTCAGCGGCTGAGGTCGAGTCAGCCCAGGCCGTCAGGCGATCAACTACGCGCCCTACTGCGTCACCTAATGAGGTAAGGGCGCCGGTGATATCGGCGCGTGACGCTAGCCGACCAATGGCAGCTACAGCGCGGCCACTTGCTGTAGCGATGCGGTCGAAGGCCGTGGCCGCGCCTAATGATGACTTGCTGACAAATGTGATGCCGTCAGCTGACGTGAGGAATTTACCAACTTCCCGCAATGCCACATTAGCAGACTTGCCAATCTCAGTCATAGCGCTGCTAATGGCTGGCATATTGACTCGGGAAAACTCGGCCCCGATCTGCCCTATCCCCGCTGTAGCAAACTTGGCGGCCGCCGCCTGAGCCGCCGCGAATTGCTGGCCTACAGGCGCTAAAGCTGTAGCCAGCGCTGGACCTACTCCGGCTAACGTGTAGCCCACCAGACCCGCCGCAGCCGCAATACCGGGCAGTACCGCAGCCAAGGGCGCTAAGGCTGTAGCGCCCTGAGCCAGACCCGCAATAGCCTTACCGGCCGCGACCCCGCCAATGGCTATTGGCCCCATCAATGAGCCCGCGCGGGCCAATATCCCTACCGCAGACGTCATTGACTTACCAAGAGTACTGGCGTTATCGCCAAGTACTTTTAGTAATAGTGTAGTTGCCTGTATTTGCGCGCGCGCCTTAGCCGCATCGGCAAGTATTGCTATGCGTATCGTAGGCGTTGCCAAGGCTAGGTCCTCTTCATTTCTTCGACGATGTACTTTCTTTGACGTTTAGTCAGTCCTAAGAATTGCTCCATACTGAACGGTACTCCGGTGCGGCAGACGAGATTGGCGTATTGTCGATCTCGGGCTGCGGCTCCGGATCTTTTCCCTCAGGCTCAGCCTGAGGGTTAATATTTTCCATAATATCCTTGAGTGAGGCGTTCATGGCTGAGCTGAAAGCTGCCTTATCATCGTTAAGCTCACGTTTAGACATGATAAAGCATAATGCCCGAGCTTGCATAGTGGCACTCAGGTTACTCAACGGTTCCCGGAAGTACTTTTCTATGGCAATCTCATCGAAACCGCTAAGCGACTCGGCAATTTCTTCGGCGTTCATCGTAATCCTTTCCTTGAAATCTTTGTTTCGATGGCATCCTCTAAAGCATTCAGCGCTTTAGGTCGCATAATCTTGTTTGCTTTTTGCATAAAAAGGGAGGGTTCAATATTGCGGGCTTTCCACCCGTAATTAATTGGCCCAGCGTATTTAACACGAGCGCGACCGGCCGCAATAATAGCTTTGTTCTTGGCTTTGTTGCCGCGTACTGAGGTTCGCAATGCGCCAGTACGGCGGGGCGCGAAACCGGCAGCGTAGCTAGCGCCCTCAGCAGCCAGCTCACTAAAGACTTCTTTGAGATCGTCAATCTCAAGGCCCAAAGTTTGCAAATCACGCACGACTTTATTGAGTCCAGTAACTCGGACTCCGATAGGTCGGCTCATGCAATTGCCAAGATTGGCTTAGCGATGAATGTCCATTCTGTTTCTGCCGTGAAGAATGAGGTGGCTGACTTGTCTGCCTCACCGCCGAGTAGGTCCCCGTCGGGCTCTGAGATTACTACCGAGCCGCTGAATTTGGGAAATACTGCGGTAGGCGTATTTGGTGTTACGGAGTTTTGTCCATTAGGCCAAACTTCGACGGCTACGGTAGTTCCGGAGCTAGCCCAAACGTAATACCACAATGACGTGGCATCAGTATCTTGTTTCATCGTTAGGGCTAGCTTGTATTCGCGCGCACCTCCCGAGGCCGCTTCGGCAAAAGTAATGAAATCGCTTTCTTTTTCGTCCGCTAATAGCCGGACGTTACTGACTGAATTTTCATAGAAAGTAGACCCGACTTTGAGCTTTAGCAGTCGCGTGCCTAATGCTGGCATTATTGTGCCTCCATCGTTGCGGTGATAGTCAGGGCATGCAAGGGTGCCTGCCCTACGGATATGGCCGTGCCCTCAATAACAACATTAGAGCACAGCACCCCCTCAGTAACTGCCCGCAATAGCGGGCCTAGCCACTGATCGATTTTAATCTCAGCGGCCTCAGCGTCAGGCCCCATAATGATTACGATCGTAAAGTCTACGCTGATGGTGTTAAAGCTGAGGGGCTTAGCTCGGGTGACGATTACCCAACCGTCACCGGTGACGGGGGTGCGCGTAGGGCGCGGGCGTACTTTGACACCGGCCACGGTATTGCAGGCGTCAGCCAGAGATTGGCGGGCCTGAGCGATAAGGGGGCTCATCCAATCATCATCCGCCGGTATGGCCCCTCAAATCGAGATATCTCGGCGTCAATCTTAGGTATACGCATAGACGATGATCCGCCCTCAAAAGTATTAAATATTGCTACCGGGATTGACCGGGCAGCAAGGTTACGCGCTACGCGGCGCATGAGGGCTTCACGTAATGCGGGCGTGTAAGGGTCGATATAGCACCGGTCGGCCTGAGCCGATTGCTCGGCAGTAAGGCACGCAATAAGCGTCACATTATCTGCCGTAGTATCCCCGAGATATGTGCGCAATTCTTCCACGCTAATATTACTCAGAGTACTATCAATAACATCAAAGAGATCGACCGCTACCCCGGCGTATGGGCCGCTAGTAGTAAACGTAGCGCGGTATCGTCCGGCTGTAGCGCCAACATAGTCAGCGGTGTAGACACCGACCCCGGCATTAGTCAAGAGGACGATATCCGTCACGCCGCCCGGGGTGACGATGGTCAGCTGAGCTGTGACCGCATTAACGGGCTCACCGGTCTCGTCAAATGACTCATAAGCGAGCCGCGTAACGTCACCTAATGCCCATATCATGCGTATTTCCAAGCCAAGCTAAGGATCGGGTTATCGTTAGTGGTGTCGGCAACGCTGCCGTTAGGCAAAGTCGGGTTAGGTGGGGCCACGGACCTGCACCCGGCTGCGCCAGCCATGGGCCGGATCTCACCTAATCGCAGACCAACCGGCAAGTTGGTCCCGTTGGTCTGTATGCGCATAGTTGGCGCTGCAACTAACGCAACAAAACAGACCCAATATACGCCGGGGGTTGCCACCGTGTAGTTACCTGACCAAGTTTTAGCGCCAGCCGTAGCCGTACTGATCGACCCCCAATTTCTCAATAGACTTGATAGATTAGGGAGATTACCGGCGGCACTTTCGTACAGACCTAATAGTGCAGTGCCGCCCGTGGCGAGAGTCTGCACCGACCCTTGGACGTCTGTAATGGTACCGGCAGGCAAAAAAACTGGCCACAAATATGCCCGATCCACAGTAAATGACAGGCTACCGACTGGCCCGGGCAGCAAGGTGACGTAGCAACCGGATAGGGCAGGCGTTGACCACGGGTGACCCGCCGGACCGCTAGGGCCTGTAGGACCAGCTGGACCCGGCGCACCAACCGGACCCGCCGGACCCGCCGGACCGCTAGGGCCTGTAGGACCAGCTGGACCCGGCGCACCAACCGGACCCGCCGGACCCGCCGGACCAGCCGGACCAGCTACCACTAGTGGATCATCGGGCACGCCTATTGGCCTACCCGCCACCCGTACCGGCAACTCAGGTCACCGTCAAACGAATGCCCGCGAATCCACTAGGCCGCAATACTTGCACCGCGAAATACCCAAATAAAGCTAGATCAATATTTGCCGGACCCGAAACTTCTTCATAACGAAAAGTCATAAGGCTAGATTCCCATGCCCACGCATCCATAGCGTTAAAGATAATGGCGTCAGCATCGCCGACGGCGTTTCCGCTCATTGACCACGTAGGAACGCCTGCAAGCCCATCAACATCAAAGGACTGATCTAGCACTCCGACAGTCCCAGAGGCATTAGTAGCCCCCAGTCGAGGCAGCAACGGCCGCCCCGTTGTGTCTTTTGCTTTACCAAGCTGGGTAGTACCTTCCTGGCTTAAAGCCATCCTATTTGGTGAAGCAAATCGACGAAACGGATACGCAATTAGTTGATCTCTAATTGCGTCCAATATTGCAACTCCGGCCGCGCCGGTCGAGCCCACTCCGGTGACTGCTTGAGCGGCAGCGCCGCTAGGTACAGATCCTGCGGTAATTGACCCGCCGACCCCGCTAGTGCCATTCAGGAGCGCATAAACCTTACCCTCTGTTTGCTGAGAATACGATTCTTGCATAGCCGCAAAAGCAATTGCGTCAATCGCAGGATTGCTTGCGTCAACAATTTCGCGAGTAATTCGGAACCTGCCGGAAATAGCTCCCGGGGTTACAGTGACTTGCTGTAGGGTCAGGGTTCCGTCAGCCGGATTAGTGCCTTCAACGTGATCCGCTGAGCCTAAAACGGCCGAGCCAAATCGCGGCAAAGTAAAAGGAGTCGCGTCAGTCAACGCTCCCTTAGACAGCATCGAATATAGCGGGCGGCCCTGGAATAACTGAGGAACATATAAATCCGGGCGATATCCTGGAGGGATCACGGGCGCCCCTACAGTCCTATTGACTGTCGCAAATTGCGCCAGTTCTGCAATTTGTGCATTAAATTTATCAAGTCTAGCCCCGGCATCTCGGTCTCGATTAACCCGAGAATTAAAAGTATCGCGTACAATTGACGGCCCTACGCCAGCCGTAAAGCTGTACACCGGCGGTTCAGTAACACTAAATCCGACAGCTTTACCGGCGCTTACCGGCTCGCGCTGATTTAGGCCACTAATGACTTCGCTGAATTTGTCTAACGCGGCCGTGAATGCGGCCGTGCTGTCCGGTGGGGACACTGCAATATCTGTAGTCATATCTATATCCTTGTCTTGAGTTGCTTGCACAGTAGTAACCCGCGCTGAATCGAACGCGGGCATAGCAGTAAGACTTGTCTCTCGCCAGGCGGCTGAGGTGACAATATTGACATCCGGCTTATCAGGGTCAGGCTCATATCCGCCATCGGTAAAATCGACGCCAACGCTGAAGCCGTCAAGTACGCCATCCTCAGCTAGGGCAAGCGCATCATCGCCCGCTGAGCCCCGCGCAATTTTAAACGTTGCCATCATCCCGGCAGGCGTATCAGTGGCCTTAATAGCCACCCCTAACGCCTGTCCGTGCTCATGGTCTCTCAGCAATTTAACGCGCTTAAGGTCACTATACTTAAGCGAGCCGGGCCGGAATTGCCATTGCCGACCCCCTGAGCGGGCCGACTGCCCGTAGGGAACTACTAGGCCCGTCACTGTGCGCGCGTGAGCGTCCACGGTGAATTGATGCTCAGCAGCATCAAAAGTAATGCCGCGCTCTCGCGATAGCTGTAATGCTGTGGTCGCAGCGGCCTGCACCGGGTCAACGTTACGCTGTGTAGTGCCGGAACTCACGCTAGGTGCCGGTGGCCGATCCTCTAGTACTCTAATCTCTTTTTGGGTTAACGCACCCACAGCAAGGCCCTTCTCATATGCGGTATACCGGGTTAGAGTATCGGATCGCAGGAATCCATCAAATTTAAAGCGAGCATAATATCCGCGCGCGGTAACGTCATTCATTGATAAACGATCTTGAATCGCATTAACGTAAGCGCCTAAAGTAAAGTCCAGCAAATCAAGCCGCCGAGTTTCCGCGTTAGCGTACGTGCGTGACGTAGTTGATACGCCTAAATCTTCGGCGTCCACTCCACAGGCCCGGGCTATTTCTAGGACGGCATGATTGCGAGCATCCGCTAATTGCAGATCAGCGGGAGACCACTGCAAGGCCTCATATTTAAGCGCGGCCGGAACATAGGCAGTAGTGCCCTTATTTCGGGCCGCTTTCCAATCGTTTAAAATCTCTTTTATTTTGGCATCATTGGCCGGATCAGCGCCTTCAGCTGGCGTGAATATTCCGGTAGGCATTGGCTCAGTGCTGTAGGCACTGGCGGCCGCGTCCAGCCTCAGGCACGTACGGATAGCCCGGGCAGCGCACACCAATAGCGCCGGATTGGGTGAATCAAATCGGATGAGCTCAGTGTCTGGCACGCGCTGGCCATCAACCCACACCGAGCCATCCGCGTGCACCGCGACTCGACTGGGGTGGCACCGCTCAACTTCCTTTGGATAGTTATTCCACGCAAATCTTGTAATGCGCCACCAAGCAATACCTTCAAAAAGTAAATCTTCGAAGGTCATGGTCATAGTGACTGACCGGGGGACGTCCGGCTCAGGTTGATCTAACAACGCGCTGGCAACTTGCTGATGATCAACATCATGCAGGTGCAAGGGGAGAGTACCTAAGGTCCCGGTAATTAGATTGCGCGCCCGCATTACCGCCGGAACAGACAGGGCCTCACGTCGATTGACTCGGTACTCAATCAGTTCTGTTGACCAAGCGGCCGCCAAAGTACTGGGGAGATCAACCGCGAAATTGTGACGGTTCGGATCGCTCTGTCGGCGGCGGCGGAACCAAGTCACAAGACCACTGTATAGCACACAGTAAATAAAGCACTAGAGTCAGTCGGCGGTGATGATCCTTACCCCGCCAATTGATGGGGGAGCGGTCCGCACTAAGTGCACTGCACCCGCCGCCGCATACGCGGCATCGACGTGACCAAGGCCCCGCCGGGATAATACCCAACGCTCTCCACTACGCAGACGCTCAGCGCCGTTAACGTGAGCATCCTGCAACGGATCAGCAGAGTGCTCAATTTGCTCGGAAAGTACTTGCTCGGCGAAGCCCATGCACACGGCGGCCGCGTCTGCCCTGATTTCCTGTATTTCTGTTCGGCCGCTAGGCAATTGGCGGAAGTCTGCGGCCAGCGCAGCCGCCGGGCCGTTGGGGAACCATCCAAGTACGCGGGGCTGAACTTTGGTCATCCATCCGGGCAGCTCAGTGCGTAATTGGTGAGTGCATGACCGCCCCGACCATGCCGCAACCGGCTCAACCCTAATCCGTCCGGACGGCATCATCCCGGCGGCCGACAATGTTGCATGCATACCATCAGGGGAGATATCAACACACAAACATATTGGCCCAACGGCATCGGTAAGCGCGCCGTCAGCGACAGACCGCAGCCACGCCGCCGGGTCAATAGCAGCGTCCAAGGCCCGAATGCGCTGGCACAAGATTTCTGTGCGGAAACTTGCTTCAACTTCCCCGCCGCGCCGTTGGGCGGCAACGGCCGATCCCCGAATCGTGTCCATATCAATCCGACGGCCAAGATTAGGATTAGCGGCAGCCCAGCCCGCCGGATCCATAAGATCACAACCATCGGGTGCGCTGTACTCAAATATACCAAGGCGCTCATCGCCTGAGCCGGTGGTAATAAAATCGATAGCGCTGTCTCGCAAGGAATCTAAGACAATTGAGGTGTCGCCGCCCTGATTACTAATAGCCCACAATTGAGCTGTAGGTACTGCGTTCATCGCCGGGTATGCCGCGTCATAAGCAGACCAATCGGTATGCTCTCGCAGCTCATCCACAATAAGCCGGTTGATCGTAAGAGACCGGCCCCCCTTGCGATTCGATGCGGCGATTTTATATCGGCAATAGTCAGATTTATCTAGAGCAATCCCGGTCATAAGTACTTCTTGGCCATTAGTTTTGCGTGTAAAATCTCGCGGAACTAACTCCCGTAAATCAGGTATAGCTTCAATCTGATCCACTACTTTCGTCCAAGCTTCCTTGGCATAATCAAGATTAGTAGACATACCAACTATTAACGGTTGACATTCCACAAACAACCAATATAAAGCTAAGATTTTGAGAAGATGAGTCTTGCCATTCTGCCGCGCCACCATCACTAGCAACCGGCGGAAGCGCGGCCGACCATCCGCTAGCAACTCGCCCCCATGGATCGCTACCCATTCTTCCCACGGGTCCAGCGGCTCATTAAGTACATTAATAGCAAACTCAATAACGTCGTAGCCGTATGACGTTGCTGGACCCAACTCCACTAACGGCCGAGTCCAGATCCTCGGCTCAGTACTACCTAGCAGCGGCTCGCTTAGCTCGGAGCTCGGCAAGGGCTGTAGCAGCGGGGCTAACGACAACAGGCACCCCCCCGCGCGACGATCGGGCAACCGGCGTCATATTCAACGCCGTCAGCGCCGCCAAAAACTTAGGCCCCAAATCACTTAAAACTTGCTGCGCGTCAAAGACGGCCCTAAGTCGGGCTATCGATGACGCGGCCGCCTCATCCTCAGCTATCAGCCCGTTAAGCTCATCCGCCGCCACAGCAGCGGCCTGAATAGCCTCAGCGTAATTACGAGCCAAGGCGACTGCGGCCCCGTCAATCGATGCATGATCGCACTGTTTCAGGGCGGCCGATAATGCTCTCACAATAGACAC